TCCATCTCCGGCATCACTGTTGGTTTCTTCGGAAGCCTGTTTGATAATTTGTGCTCCCACATTTTCAAACTCGTCTTCTAAATCCACGAACTTGGCAATCGTTACGCCGTCCTTGGTAATAATAGGGCGCTTACCCTTTTGTTGAAGGATCACGTTCCTTCCCTTGGGGCCAAGCGTGGAAGCCACGTTGTCAGCTAGTTTGTTAACTCCAGCTAGAACCTTCTCCTGAAGGGCGGAGTCATTACAATACTTTTTAGTCATTTTTAACCTCGTGTGTGTCTGTATATTATAACAAGTTTTGTGAAAAAGTAAAGGGTTATTTTATATAATCGTTAACATTTTGAGCAAGTTCTCTGCTCTGAGCTATGGCGTTGGTGGCCGCTAACTTATTTTCATTAACGAAGTAGTCAGTAAGTTCCTCAGATAAAACAGACATGTTGTCATATATTAAAGTAACTCCCTGATTAAGCCGGCTCAACGAATCCCGAGCAATGTCGATGATTTCATCTTCAGTGGGAAGGGCCATGCCGATCTTAGATTCTATAGCGGCTTTATTAATAGACCATGACTTGCCATTGGAACCAATATTAACCGCCACATCAAAGTTTTCAGGAGTAATCTCAACAAAAGAAAAGTTCACACCATCTTGTCTCTTCTCCCCAATCACATATTCGACTGAACCGTAGTTTTCAATGCCCACTTTAAGTAATTCAACATTCGTGCCTCCAGCAGAGGAGCCGGGTCTTACAAACTTTAGACTAAAAGCCTTCTGAGTAAGACACGTTTCTTCATCTGCCATTTCTTCTTCGGTCGACATACACATAACAACATCTTCAATGGGAAGGGAGGAACCTGTGGTGTCCGTCTCCTGGGTTCCCCCAATAATGGCGGCCACGAAACTTTCAAACATCCAGCCGGCAGCTTGAGCTTCGAACTTATAACGAATAGCGCTGAACGCGTCCAGTAATGTAATGAAAGAGAGGATCTCTGGGATGGTTTGATATCGACATGTCTCCTCGGAACAACTGTTAACAAAGTTGGCCAACGAAGCCACTCGCCCCTGGATAGTATTCTCGGTGGCATCAGCTTGAATCCGATTCACGAACATATCCACCATCTCTCGCTCTTGAGTTCCTGGCTTACCCCAGTCGTTGGTTATCCTTAACTGGGGGTAAGGGATGGCTCGACGATGCTCTTTAGTTGAGGGCTTGGCCTCCGTCTGTAAGGTGCTCGTGCTTTTCTTAAACTTGCTGAACTGTTCCTCAATTAAGGAAAACAAGTCCTGAGCACTCAGTGGGTCTTCTTTATTCCCATCAAAATGATTATTTATAATATCGTCAATGTTCATGATTTAAATAGTTAATATTGCTGGTTAATCCTAAATAATCTCATCTGCAATTCCCAGGTCTACTGCTTCCTCGGCAGTGAGATATACATTAACTTTTTTGTCCATAAGCTTTTTAAGATAACGTTTGGTCATATCAGTCTCTTCGGCCAAACACTCAATGTGCCGGTCCTGCAGATATCTAATCTCATCCATTTCTGCTTCCAAGCTATGGATAGAGCCATGGCTGGCAGCGATAACACTGTGGATCATAACACGGCAATTTTTGGCGATCTTCCGGTGTCCTTTGGTGCCGGAAGCTAAAAGCAGTACTCCGGCAGACATCACCTTTCCGATGCCAATCGTACATACATCGGTCTGTTTTCTAGTGAGACGAATCATGTCGTAGATAGCGAACATTTCCGGGGCCGAACCTCCGTGAGTAGAGATCAGCAATTCGAGAGGATCATTAACTGTAATTATTTCTGAGTCCACATCATCGGGATCAGATAGTTCCTCCCTTTCGGTTAACTTTAGCTGATTAATGATGTGAAGGGAATACACTATCTCTGAGGCCATTTCTTCGGTTACTTCTCCGTAGAGAGAGATAGTCCGGATCTTTGGGCCTTCGTCTTCCTCACGAGCGGAACCGAATAGCGCCTCAAGGTCTAGCTTCGGAGAAGAGTCAGTCTCTTCTGAGTCGCTAATTGTCTCTTCGTCTGCTTCTTTAATATATTTTCTTTTCCTTCCCATACTTTTTATGCTCTTTTCCTCTTAATATCCTTTTTATAAAGGCGGTCTAGTTCTTTCATAGCCCCATCCCAGTCCTCATACTTAATAACAAATCTATAGTTTTTAGGAAAGTGAACTAAAAAATTTCCAATCACAGAGGACTTCCAATTTTCGAACGACCGTTCATCCAACTCCTGGAGTTCTTTCAAATCCTCTGGAGAAGTTCCTGATTTCTGTAGATGATTATATTTCATTTGCCGAGCCAAGCTTAAGTCTGCCGCGGCAATTCCCAAGAGCGTTAGGCATTGCTGGTTGATCTTTTCGACGAAGTTGGCCAGGTGCCCATAAACTAATACAGCCGTCAAAGTTCTATAAGTAAAAACTCCGATTGCAAACCAGATCAACTCTTTATATTGTTCGTACATTCGTTCTCCATTGTGTATATCAGATATACTATATCAAATCTGGGAACAATTGTAAAGCTTATTCCTCAGAATCTGCTTTCTTTTTAGTGAGTCGCTGAAAGATCTTCTCTGTTAGTTGTTCCGCCAGTTGATCCTGTTTTAGGTTATCAATTTTTCCCTGAACCTTTTGAAGAAGGGTCTCAAAAAAGACACTTGTGTTATCGGCTTCCTCTTCATAGACGTCTCTCATGGCTGGCTCTTCTTCAATATCCAACTCAGCCTCCATCTCGTCGCCATCATCTTCAATATCCAATTCAGTGTCAAGATCTTCGTCGCCTTCGTCGCTCGATACGTTAATTTCAACCTCGAAGTGGTCTTCCGCGGAAGCGGCGATGTCTTCGATAAAGCCGGCGATTGCGTCTTCGATATCAACAGGGGCGTCTACTTCAACCTCATCCTCGATGTCGAGGTCTTCATCGTCTATCCCCATCTCGGGATCGTCAATAACCTCTTCCTCTTCGTCCTCAATCTCAAACTCGTCTTGCTCGTTAACCTCAACCTCTTCTTCCTCGGGAAGGAAGGTCTCCGAGAGGGGCTGGAGGGACGCCAGCTTCATAAAGCGGCGAATGGTTGTTTCGTTAAGAAGTGTCTTCTTGCTCATAGTATTGCTCCTTGAAAAAAATACTCAAATTAAATAGTAAGTTACACCACAAAGTGCTCAAAATAATGACTTTTTACTCTTAACTCCTATTTTTTATTCTCTTATTTAGTTTTTGTTTAGCTTTGGTTTCAATCTGTTTTACTCGAACGAAGCTGACTCCGAGCCTTTCTGCTACTTCTCTCAGAGTCATTTGTCCGTGATTTTCCACTGCTATTAAAGTACAGTTGTGATCTCCCTCATATTCAATCCAGTGTCGGCAATCTTTAACTGGGCATACTAAATCTTTATTTTTACAGAACTCTTTACATTCGTTCATAGGTCTTCATTCTCCTCCTCGATTAGGTCAAATATATTTTCAACCTCCTGGGGAGAGAGTAAAAAATCTCTCTTCATTTTCTTAGCCTTGTCGTAAGTTTTTTTCAATATAGTTCTCCTTGTTTTTGGTTGGTTCTTATACTTGTCAATAAACTTTAGAAGATCTTCGTCTTGTTCGATATACCCAGTTATAATTGCTCGAAAGAATTCACCCTGACGTAGCTCGTCAACATGAAGTCGAATCCTCAAATCGGCATATCTTTTATCTGTATCTTCAAAACAGAATTTCTTTGTTTCATTTCCATAACTCATCGTCTTAATATATGTGTTGAACTCTCTATTTGTCCCGCTGATGTTTGCCGAACAAACTGAGCCTTCGTTTGTAACTCCGTAATGGTTCGTGCCCCAGTATAAGAGAGGCCGCTTCGGATTCCTCGCTCTAGTTCACCCAAAATGAAATGAACGCTTCCCTTGTATGGGATAGTAGTTGCAACTCCTTCATGAGAACTGGTGCTTCCTCTCCACTCTATCTGAGCCTCGGGTGATGCCATACCTCGGTATGCCTTATACTTATCCCCGTTGAGGTTTTCGAAAATATCTCCCGGTGCCTCATGGGTTCCGGCCAGCAGTGATCCCAACATTACAAAGTCCGCGCCCGAGGCTAAAGCCTTGGTGATATCTCCCGAAGTTTTAAATCCGCCATCAGCGATCAACAGAACGTCTCTATCGCTCTGAGCACAGTCCATAACCGACTGAAGTGTGGGGACACCATGCCCCGTCTGGATTCGTGTGGAACAGATGGAACCCCCTCCGACTCCGACTCGGATACTATCGGCCCCCCAATCTGCCAAATCGTTAAAGGCGTCTAGGGTGGCGACGTTCCCTGCCATTATGTGAACTGATTTTCCCAGTTTCTTCCTCAGCTTTTTGAGAGCATCCTTAACCAGGACATGATGGCCGTGGGCCACATCAATACATAAAACGCCGGCTCCGGAAGCCACACAGGCGGTGGCCCGCTCAAGGTAATCACCCGAAACTCCCACGGCGGCTCCAATAAGGGGCTGGAACTCCTCCGTGTTTCCCACAAACTCGTTAGCCATCAAATCCCAGGCAGCTTCAATATGTTTTTGTTGGTCATCTATAGTGTTGTAACGATGGACTATCCCTAACCCCCCGCACAACCACATGGCAGCAGACATCTGACTTTCGGTAACAGTGTCCATCGGACTCGAAACTAGAGGCAACTCTAGATCAGAACCGCCTAGCTTGCTCGTGAGACATATCTCAGAACGGCTTTTAATAGTGGAGTATCCTGGTTTGAGTAGTACGTCATCGAAACAAACTGTTGTGGGCAGAGAGCCTTTTATCTCACCTTTTGAATTAATCTTCAATTTTAACTCCCCTATTTTTTATATCTTCTATGAGTTCCTGAGCCCTTTCCCAACAATCAGGACAGTAAACCCTCACTATCTTTTCCTCGTTTTTGACCACCACATTCCAAGTGCTCACCATTTCTCGATTCATCTTATCAAATGGCTCTGAACAAGCGTTACACTCTTCGGGCAACTCGAAGAACAGTCCAACTTTTTCGTTCATATCTTTCTGAGCGTCACGACGTTTTTTAGAAATGTTCTTTCGCTTTAATTTTCGAGCTAACTTATTTCCCATTTTAAAAATCTCCTGTTGATCCAAAGCCCCCAGAGCCACGAGACGTGTTATCCACAGCCGGATCAGTCATTGTTTCTACTATTTGAGGGGTCACAATGGGGACCACCACAGCCTGAGCGATCTTCTGAGAAGGCTCGATCATCTGGTTTTGGCGTCCAATGTTCTGAAGGTTAACGTATACCTCGCCCGTATAGCCGGCATCGACCACACAGGCTCCGACAATTAATCTTTTGTTGGTGGCTACACCGGACTTGTTTTTGATCTCCAACATATAACCGTTCGGTAAATCCACCTTGAGTCCCGTGGGGATGAGGCAGCTTTCTCCAGCAGCAATCAGAATAGACTCCCCCTCCCACTGACATTTATTACTAAGTTCTGGATCTGGACAATAAAACAAATCTGCTCCGGCATCTTTTGGGTGAGCCCTCTCTGGTATTTTAGCACATTCTCTGATTTTGTAAAAGTATATTTTTTCCATTTCTTTATCCTAATAGTCTCAAGTTATGTCTGATGGAGCGAGTCGAAAATCCCCACTGCTCATCGTAACTAAGCTTTGCCATATAAGGTCGATTAATATACACCTTATCATCATCTCGGACTCCCCAACATTTGATGCTGGTGGTGATGTTATTGGAGTCCACCACGTTGAGAATCCAATATGTCTTTCCATTTTTAGTCTTTCTCTTGATGATCTCTCGTGGAATAAACCACACCACCTGTAAGTCTGGGTCATAATCCGAGATGGCTGGGATGTAGTTTTCTTCCAGCTTACGTCGGACGGCACCCTTTAACACCAAGTCCATGGGAAAGATCCCAGTAAGTTCGGATAAGTAGATAATCTTTTCATCCACTGAGAAATCTTTCTCGTCTCGATAAGATTCTATATTGGCTGCCAACTTCTTCGGATTCTTGGGTCGGTCAGCGATGGCTGCAGCCCACATATGCTTCATTCCGCTGAAGCGGTCATCCCTAATCGTGTCCAAGGCACCGGCTCTACACATGACGTCCAGAGCCTTCTTGTTTAACTTGCTGTGGATGATTCCTTCTCGGAACAGGAGGTCATCAATAGTCCCAAAGGGTCGATGAGTCAAAATCTGCTCAATCGCTGTTTCTCCGAGTCCCTTGATCGAGGTTAGTGGCTGGATCAATGTTTTACCGTCTTCCGAGATCTCCCACACCCTTCCCGATGTATTGACGTTTAGTTTCTCAAGATTAAATCCAAAGGACTTGGCGATGTTGATTGCTTTTTCTTTTCGCTTTTCAGGCTCCTTGTCCAGAAACGCTGCCATCCACTCAGAGGGATAGTAATTAAGAAGATAGGCACACTGATAGCTAAGAATACTGTAGCTGACAGCGTGGGACTTATTAAAGCCATACCCTGAGAAGTACTCGAACGTTTGCCAGAGTCCTTCGGCGTCTCCTTGTGATAGCCCCTTAGAGACACAACCTTTGACGAATTTGTTATAGATCTTGAGCTTTTTCTTTTCATGATCTCCGGTTCCTTTTTTGGTTAATAACTTACGAAGAGTATTTCCCTCATCCAGGGAGATGTTGTCTCCAAGCTGGTGGGCCAGGAGGGCAATCTGTTCCTGAAAAATCAGGAATCCATATGTTTCCTTGGTTACATCCCTCACCATATCGTGGAGATACTCCACGTCGCTGGGGCGTTTCTTGGCCTCAACATAGTTTTGGTCCACCTTGGCACTCAGTGGCCCTGGTCGGTAAATTGATGTAATAGCGGAGATATCAATAATACTCCGAGGCTTAGCTCGTTTACAGAAGTCCTGAGCACCCTTCTCCGTGAACTGAAATACGCCGGCCCACTTCCCCTCATGGAAAATGTTCTCATAAACATCTTGATCGTTCAAATTAATCTTGTCTGGATGGAGGTGCTCATCATAGTAGTCCTTCACCTGATCAAACGTGGGGTTTTCCACTCCGTGATGTCGACACAAGATATGCCGAACAGCGTCCTCGATCATTCTCAAGGAGG